GCCGCCCTGCTGTGGCTCAAAGAACGCTTCCAATACGGTGAATTTGATTACCGCTAATTGTTTATCGGTCAGGTCAGACAGTCTATGATCTGGCGTCTTGATGTAGCAGTAGCGGTCATAATAGGGATTTATTTCTAACACTGAACACTGTTTAATCTTATAACCAATCTCAACGCCGTCAACTTTGACCGTCATAATTCTTTCAGGGTCTTTGTTTCTGAAAACTCCGCCGGCCAGAATAATGTCGGCGTCTTTACCGGAATGCTCCACGGTGTAACGCAGCTCTTCACACGCTTCTAAAAGCCGGCGGTCGAGCTTGACGACTTCTTTCATGCGCTTGTTTTTGGCTAATCTCTGCTCTCTTACGCTGCCCAATTTGCCTCCCTCGCCGACTCTTCGGCCTTGCGTTCTCTCCATCCCTTGTTTTCTTTTTTAATCTGTTCGCACTTCGGTAAATAATTATCTCCCTCAATCGCTAATGCCGCGGCAATCACATGATCGTCGTGGCATCCTTCCTCTGCCCCCAACTTGTCTTTTTCTTCGTCCTTGATAAATACAGCGCATTCTTCCAGTAACGATTTGCAGAGGATCAGGTTTTTGCGTTGTCCGTGATTATCATGAGCGCCCATATATGCCTTTAACCCACCGCATAATGATTGCTTGGAGTCGTGCGTTTCCTGCCATCCGTACTGTTTGGTTGTTTGTTTGCCGATTGTGGCAACAACGCTCTTGACGTAGATATTGGCTTTGAGATCAATTAACCTGTTGATTGTTGTTATGCCTGCGCCGTTCCGTTCCGGGACTAACAGAGCATTCTCATAAAACAAAGACAGGTTATATAGTTTATCTCCCCATCGGTGGGAGTCGATTTTGTTTGATACCATGCGAGCGACGAATAATCTTAAATGCCTGTCGAATACATAGGCAATGGAATAATCTCCGCCCAGACCTTCGCCAATATCCGAACCTATACTGTAGCGATGTGTCCAGTGATGCTTATCCCATTTATCGGTGAGAAAATAAGGGTATTTCCATACTTCAATGATTCCCGTTGATGCTTCAATAACTTCAAATTCCTTTTCCTTCTTCTCTCTTCGGAGCTTGATAAATTGCCCTGTTTTTGTCGAATTATGCCCGTCCATCGCACCAGTAAAGAAACAGTCTGCTGCCGTAGCCTCAAACGCTTCTTCGGGTGTAGAAGGGAACTCACGGTGCATATCATCGCCCTGCTGTTGTGATTTAAGGGCGTACCATGCCTTTTGTTCCGGCCTTAATTTAATTCCCTTCTTTGCCAGCTCATCAAAGTAAATAAGTAAATCGTGGGGGATTTCTATCTTTGCATCGCTTTGATTCTTTGCGTCGTCATACCAACCAAAGAAAAAGAATTTAAAATCAAGGTGTGATAGATCGGCTTTACGCCTCATAAGGTCAAGGGCTTTCATCGCGTAGTCATGAAAATACCCCCGGCGGCCCTCTGCTGTACTCTCAATAAAAATAAACTGGCCCTGATGAACTGTGTTGAGCGAACCAGTTACAACTTCACGCGCTTTCTCCGGGTACTTCGCACATAATTTGCCGAACTCTGAAATGTGCAGATATTGAAGAGTTGAGGATCTCATTGATGTTCCGACGCGGATTACTGAACCGTTGGGGAAGGATAATTCCCTGGCGTTCTCTGATTCTGTTTCCCTGGCTTGTTTTAATGCCGGCGGAAGATTATCATAAGCGAATTTTATTTTATCCCGAAAGAATGCCTCAGCGTCCTCTCGGTTATGGGCTATAATCCCGGCGTGAATATTTGAATTGAACAAACAGGTATCAAGAAAGAAAATGCAAAGGAAAGTTGTAATTCCTTGCTGCCGCGACTTGAGAATTAACGTCAGGTACCACATAGCCAGAAAAAGGGCTTTCTGTACCACGTTCATGTTGAATTTAATTTTCCGGGCTGTTTGATCGGTAATGTAATACAAATTATTCAAGCGCCATTGCTGGTCTTTGAATTTATTTACTATTACAGGGGATAAACTCATTTCTTTTTACCTTTGCGCTTTGATGGCAGATCGGTTGTGGTGCCGTCTATCTGTTCAAGAAGTAAGTTAATATCTCCGGTGTGGTTGACTTCATGCTTCTCGCTTGGATATGATCCGTTTAACTTAAACAACATATCTAACGCTTTAATTTGCGTCTGGTTGTCTGGCACGTCAACAAAGTCATGCGTCGCTTCATCAGCGTCTTTTGACTTTTTGTCTTTTCCCGGCTTACCAATAACAAGCGCGGCAATTGGCTTTGTTGCTTCCAGTAATTCATCGAGCTTAGATAGACCACGGTGAACCCCCAGATTCATTTCATCCAGGGCCGCCGCTATTTCTTGTTTAACTGCAATACCCGATTCAATGCTCGTCATGGCTATATTATTATTTAAAACAGATAATTTGAGAAGGTGACAGCTTAGTGACAGCTTAGTGACATTATTTGAAGCAATTTAAAAACCACTTCTTTACAGCCTCTTCCATGATAACGGGCTGTGAATTATATCCGGTAACAATAGGCATCCCTTTTTTCTTCCAGCGAATAATAGTACGCCAGGAATATACTTTAAATTCATTTCCCATAAATTCTAAAATATCTTTTCTTCCTGTGCGTATTCCGATCATAGCCGCCCCTGATTTAAACCTTATCTCCCCGGTTTCTGATTCTTATCCACAAACCGATAAATAGCGTCGATGTTCAATAATTTACCGCCTCTTTAATTAAGATAGCTTCCTGATTCAATTTGTCCGCGGTGAAATAGTGGATCATTGTGTCTTTTTTAACCCCGTATTTCTTGGCCATGACCGGAAGGCATTGAAGAATTGCATGGTAATTGTCCGCCGCTTCCGTGGTCATTTCGTTTATTTCACCGTGGTAATTAAAAACAACCTTGTATTTATTCATTGTGATCACCATAACTGATTGATTTATACTCACGTGCTTTGTCGGAAAATTTCTGGTACTTATCTGAAAACACGCACTTGATTGTCGTGATCTGTCCGTTCCTGTTTTTCCCGATTCCTATCTCGGCAATTCCTTTTTCTGGATTGTCCTCTGCTTTGTTGTAAACCTCGTCACGATAGATTAATAATATTGTGTCTGCGTCCTGTTCAATAGCTCCCGATTCCCTAAGGTCGCTCATTGTCGGTCTTTTTTCCGGCCTCTTTTCCAATTCTCTGTTGAGTTGAGAAACTCCGATTACTGAAATGCTTAATTCTCTGGCTATGCTTTTGAGTGTTGAGCTTATTTCTGAAACTTCCTGTTCCCGGCTGCGGCCACGTGTTGACGGCTGCATTAGCTGAATGTAATCCAAAACAAGTAACTTAATATCGTAATCAGCTTTTGCTTTCCTGGCCCTTATTCTTAATTCCTGTGGGGTAATCATCGGGGAGTCGTCGAAATAAATCATTGAGCCAGAAACCCTTGATGCGGCATCAACCAATTTCGACCAGTCGTTTTGATGAACAAAACCTTTTCTTAAATTCCTATTTTCGATTCTGGTCATGGACGCCAACATACGGGTCATAAGTGCTTCGTTTGGCATTTCGATTGAAAATATCAGGCTGGCATTTCCCCTCATGCCTGCGTAGTGGGCGATATTATCAGCAAGAACCGTCTTGCCCATGCCGGGCCGTCCGGCGATAATTGTCAGGTCACCTTCGTGCAATCCGCCGGTAACTTCGTCAAGGTCAGTCAGTCCGGTTGAAAGTCCAACCAATCCACCCTTTTTGTTTCTTTCTTCAATCTGGTCAAATGTTGAACGCGCCACTTCTTTTGCTGATTTAATCGTCTCGCCATTAGAAATTACATTGATCGCCATTACTGATTTTTGTGATTTCTCAATCACATCTTTGAGTTCATCCGAACTGTAGGCAAGTTCTGTAATTTGATAGGCGCTGTCTAATAATTTCCGGCGCAGGCTGTTTTCTTTAACGATATTTGCGTAATGAACTATATTCGCGGCGGAAGGGATATTATCAACCAGCTCGCTGATATAAACTTTACCACCGATATTTTTCAGTTCTGCTGGCGTGAATAGTCCGGCCAGGGTAATAAAATCAAGTGCTGTTGTTTTGTAATTATTAATTATTGCTTTAAAAATTCTCTTGTGCGCTTCCAAATAGAAATCTTCGAAGTTTATTAAATCCTCAATCAATTTAATGGTCTGGTTGTCCATTAAAATTGATCCGATCACTGATTGCTCTGATTCGATGTTATAGGGCGGCTGCCGCATCTTCGCACCTCCCTATACAGATTCCATTTTCGTCAACATCGGATTTTAATCGCCGGTGTCCACATTGAACGCAGTTTGTAAAATCGTCCTGAATTACTCTTATTGTCGTTTTATTTTCTTTAAGTGGATAAACATCAGTCCACCCAGAGGTAATCGATTTGTTCAAAACATCAACCGGATTATGACCGTACTGTTTTTGTATTTTTAATAATTCAGATATTACCAAATTGAGGGCGTAAACTGTTTTTGCAGCTTTCTTTTTATTTCGTACTTCCAGATATGCTTTCCATGTTTCTTCTGGAATCCAAGGTGGTAAAACAAAAACGCCGTTAGGCGTATTATCTTTTTCTTTATTCTTTAATCTTATTTCTTTATTCTTTATTGGTTGGAAAGTTTCTTGTGAGTCGCTTGCAAGTGACTTGTTAGTAATTACCTTTTCATTTCTCGTATAATTGTCAAGTAACTCTTTGAATTTAGGGATAAATATAGAAATACTATCACCGTCTATCTTTACCTCCCATTTATGTATTTTGGATAGAATATTTTTGATTTTTGAATTTGAAAGTTGAAATTTCTGTCGAAAATATCTCAGATTTCCATCAAATTTCCATCCGATTTCCGGTGAAAACTCCTTAGAATAAATTTCTAAAGTTCCAAAAAAGACCATATATCCATCAGAGCCAAACTGATAAATAAGGTCGCAAATAAAAGGATCGTCTAGGCTCGTTGACACGTGTTTATACCATTTCATAATTTCGATTCCTGTGATCGCCTGAAAGTTATTGGCGGCGGGGCCGGGTCAGGTTCCCGGCCTTTCGGTTATAAGCCTAGCCGCATTGTTTAATTAAAATTTCCCCACCCCTGAACTTTTCAGGCCATTTCATTTCCCGGTACTCAATCAGCCGCCGCTTTCCCTCTGCGCTGTTTTTGTCGTACTTGTATTGCTTCCCGTACCTGTTGATATAAATCTGTGAATGACATGCACCACAGAGCTTATTTGTCAGCCATAAATCCGGGCGGAGGCAATTCTCGCACGTTCCCCGCTTACCGCGGTTGATTGGTTTGTATTCCCTAACGGTAAATTCTTGTTCAATGGATCGCTTCCGATAAACAAATTCATTCTTAACCGGCCGGCCGCATTGCAGGCATTTATCGCCTACGACATTTCCGTTGCAATGGTTACAGCGCATTGTTAAACCACCATAATTTTAATATTATAAATCTCTTCTGTCTGTTTTCTTTTCAACTTTCCGAGCGATAAATCGCGGCCCTTTACCTCGATAAATAAAAAAGTGTCATCTTTTTGGCAAACAGCGAAATCAACAAAGTGCCGAATAATCTTTCCGTTGTCGTAATGGCCAGGCAGATCAAACGGAATCTGCCGGAGAATGTATTTAAATTCGCCCAACTGCTTGCGCGCCAGCAATTCCATGTAGAATTTAGCTTCTTTTTTGGTAGAAAACTTAATTCCGGCCGCTTGTGTTTTAACGGCATGAAATTTATTCGGCGGGTTCTGGCCCACCGGGTTGTAACTAAGAGCTTTCCCTCGGTCTATTGTGCGGTTCTTCAGCGCTTCAACTTCCGCCATATTATTAAATCTTAATGTTCCTTTAGCCATTCTCTATCCCCCCTATTCAGCCATAATCTGTTAATAATATTCTTAAAATAAATTCTCGTTTTTAAAATTAACAACTTTTTTTTCAACGGTTACAATCGTGTCGTTATGACTCCCGCCGTGGCTTACCAATAATATTTCCTCAATATTAAATCCCCTCCGGTTTCCAACGCCAGAACTATTCCATCCAAAAGACATACAAATGCCGCCGAGCTTTATAATTCTCGATATTTCATCTATATGCTTAGAACGCCAACTACTTTGAGTTGTTTCCATTGTTACGTTTATTCCAATATTTTTATAACATTCTGAAACTTGTCGAAGAGAATACGGGGGGTCATAAAAAACAAAATCAATAGAATTATCTGAAAACATTTTTAAAAAATCTACGGCATCCATGTGATAATTTGTTTTCATTGCCGGATTAAGGTCATTGGTTATTTTTGCCAAGTCGGTATTATTTGCAAAAGGATCGACGCTTTCATATTCGCGTTTAAAGTATTTACAAATTAATAATTTTACCGGATCAATTTTAAAAGTATTCGAGTTTGGCATAGCCCAATGTCGGTTAATTTCCATTTACTTTCTCCATCCCCTCACGCCAAGACGCGTCATCTCCGCCATGAGCTTTTCTTTCCACTCTTCCCGGTAAATCTCCGGCGCCACCGTGATAATCTGATTTTTCCGGTCGATCACTTCTTGGAGCCATTCGATTGTCCGGACCTGATAATAAATAATTACAGCTTCAAAGATCATTGGCTGTGAATGTGCTGATATGGTTCCGGTATGATGTGGCGTGCAAAGATACAAAGAGCAAAACGGATCGAATTTTATTGAAAGATTTTCCCGCGTAAAAAAATGGTGGGCGTTCAGGTCGTGACCTTGGGCACCGCAGCCAGGCCATTGACAGTGCCAGTCCGCATTGATGCCCACTATTTCACGGTATATTTTAAGAAGGTATTCTTCACTTACCTTAACCATTATTCATTCACCCACTCGCAGCAGGTCCCTGTTCCCCAAAATTTACAGATCGGGTATTTAGTGCCGTCATATTGTTTGTAGTTTATGCAGGATTTCTGTTGCTGAGTATTCGCCATGCACAACGTATCTTTGCAGAAATCCGGCTTGAATAATTTATCTATGAGGTCTGTTGGTACTTTCTGGGTCATAAAATCACCGCATAATTTAAAGAGCGCCGGTATATCGGGAAGCTCCCGAAGCTGGATTGTGGTTTTGCATAAAAGGAGGCAATGTCAAATTTGCCTGTCAGGGTGACAGGACTTGAATTGCTACTTATTTGGCAAGATAAA